TTCAGATCCAATAGCACTGTTTGATTGCTGTCATGACCTCTGTCTCCAGTGCTTTCAAAATGTACTAACGATGTACTGGCATTGGAATTGCCAGTGTGTGTCATGTGTATCAGACTACCGGTTGTTAGTTTGTCTGCTGTGGTGTTGAGCACGTCCCCTGTGGTCAGATCATCAGCATGTACGTTGATCACATCAGCATTGATATTTTTGGCATTGATGTCAAGCAGTTGTTTGTCCGTGTCCTCGTTGTTGAGTTGCACCAGCGGTACATTGTACGCACCACTACCTGAATTGTTTGTCACCTCCAGTGTGGCAGCAGGTGTGTCTTCACTATCACCAATGCTGATTCTGTTGACCGATGTATCAACAAACAACATGTGTGTTTCATCGTCTGATTCGACTCGAAAATCTGTGTCACCTCTACCGTTTTCGTTTACTACAACTTCTGACCCGTCACCGTACACAATGAAAGCGCTTGCTGTGGTGGTACTCTCCACACGAAAATCTAGATCTATCGAGTCTTCATTGACCACCACTTCTGCCTGTGTGCCTACTCCTTGTGGTTCTGTAGTGTTTACTTGCCCTCCGATGCTCAACATGTTTCTCAACTGAGCCGGTCCCCCGTCAGTGGCTTGCACCATAAAATTGAGCACTCCACTCGCTTCATTTTGTTGAATGTCAGTGGCTCGGGCGCTGATGGCCGCGTACACGGTGTCTGCGTGATTGGAATCATCACCTTCAAATGTTATCGTGCCCAGATCCATGTCCTTCGCGGGATTATTGCTGGATCTCTTGAAATTTAACAATGCTGGTGTGTCATGTGCAGCGTTGCTGTTGCGTAACTCTAACAACGGGTTCTTGTCTGCTGCTGTTGATTCAAATCGTATCGATTCTTTGGATCCGCTGGCGATCGCATCATTCTTTATATGCAACAATCGCGCACCAGTGGCAGCTGTGTTGTCGTTCATGATTTTAACAAGATCACGATTTCCTGTGTCTCCAGAGTTACTATGTAGATTTGCTATCGTGCCGGTGATCAAATCGTCCACACCTGAGATATCCAGCGCTGTACCGGTCGTGATTTTATTGGCATCAATCTCAGCCACCACTCCGGTGGTCTGTTCTGAATCTATCCTGAACGCACGGGCGTTCGCATTGGATGTGGTGTTGAAATCAATATCTACACCGATACTAGCCGCTGAACCAGCGCGGTCTCCATATTGTTGAATCAACATTAGTGTGCCAGCATCGTCACTCGTGTGAGTGTCTTTCACATTCATCCCGGTGCCAGTTGTACGGCTGTCGAATCCAATCTCCAAACCAGTACCGGTGGTCATGTCTGATGCGCTCACGGTCATGGCCGTGCCAGTTGTGACACGTTGAGCGTCAACTTCGACTACTGTACCAGTTGTCTGTTCTGAATCGATTCGTAACGCGCGAGCAGCTGGGTTGGCTGTGGTGTCAAAATTGATGTCTAGTCCGATGCTGGCTTGTGTACCATCACGATCACCAGCCTGTTCAATCTTGACCAACGCTCCTGCGCTGTCCGTGGTGCTGGCATCATGTATATGCAATCCGGATCCGGTGGTGCGGCTGTCCATGTGCATGTGCAACCCTTTACCAGTTGTGAGCGGTGTCGCGTCAATCTCGACAACCGTACCATCACGCTGTTCACTATCTATATATAGCGCGCGAGAGTTTGGATTATTTGTTGTATCTAAATTTAAATTCAGAAGTGTGCTAGATTGATCTCCGGAGCGATCACCCGCTTGTTCAAATTTTATCAAATTGCCTCCATGATCTGATCCGTGGCTATCATATACATGTAAACCAGTACCAGTGGTTCGAGTGCCCATCAACAACTCAATCCCTTTACCGCCAGTCAAACCATCTGCATCAATCGCCAAAACACGACCTGTTGTTATTTCACTCGCGTCAACTTCTACAGCAGTACCGGTTGTTTGCTCTGTATCGATGCGTACTGTACGAGCAGCTGTACCATCAGTTGTGTCAAAATTCAAATCCAACAACACTGTAGAGTTTGTATCGTCACCACGATCTCCAGTGCTTTCAAGATGTACCAATGACACTTCAGATTTGTCACTACCAGTATGAGTCATGTGGATCAGACTACCGGTGGTGAGACTGTCTGCTGTGGCGTTGAACACGTCTCCTGTGGTCAAGCTGTCTGCTGTGACTGACACAACGTCAGCGCTAACTAAATCGTCTGCGCTCACACTGATCACATCAGCATCAATGTTCTTGGCATTTATATCCAACAATTGTTTGTCTGTGTCTTCGTTGTTAAGTTGCACCAACGGTACATCAAATGCTCCACTGACTGGATCGTTTGTCACTTCTAATGTGGCTTGTGGTGTGTCTTCACTATCACCTATGCTGATTCTGTTGACTGATGTGTCAACAAACAGCATATGATCTTCGTGGTCGGATTCTACTCGAAAATCTGTGTCTGCGTTTCCATCCTCATTAATCACCACCTCAGCTCCATCACCACTAACCACAAACGCGCCTGTGTTTGTCTCTGAACGCACCACAAAATCCACGTCTGTTTGATATTTGTTGAACGTCACATGATCTTGTGTGTGTATTGGTTTCACCCCACTCTCAACATGATCAACGTCACGTGATTGCATCTGTAACATGTCTATTCCACCAACTCTAAAATTTATCTCGCCCTGATCAGCTGGATATATGTCATGAATCTCCCCTACTGTATTCACATAATGTGCTGACAGATCAGAACCAAACAACATGTAAGTATCAACATCATCATTGTGATAGATGTAATCCTCCACACCCACTTGACCTCTCACATCGAGATCGAAACTTGGGCTCTCTCCTCGATTGGCATGTGGTTGGCCATGATCCATGCCAATACCAACTCTTCCGATCTCATCAACAACAAATTTTCTAGCGAACGGACTGGCGCTGGTGTACATCACCAGCGTGCCGCTGTCGTGTATCACGATGCCGCTTGTGTCATACAAATGCAGATCTGATCGATTCAAAAACCTTAAATGTGTGTTGTCAAATGTTACATATTGAGAGTCTTTGAACACCACATTCTGTTGATGTATCTCATCTCCACTGTAGTAATCATACGGTACATAAACATACGAACCTGAATCTAGAAAAATACCGTGTTTTCTGGCAGGCCAATCATAATAACTTGTTGGTTGGTATTGGTGCGACATATCTTAATTATTTATGCCGGACAGTGTCATGAAAGTAGATTATGCTGGTGGGAGCTGTGGGGGTGGGTCTGCTGGTGTATCATCTGGAACATCCGGTGGTGGTCCGAAATCCGGAGGTGCACCTGGATCTCCAGCTGGGGGTAATGCTCCACCCATATCACCACTCATCGCGCCCCCTTCCATCCCCGGTTCACCTTCACCGGGTGCGGTCATACTCTCACGCCAATTTGGTCCCATGCTCTCTAGCTGAGTGAGTTCCCATTGTAATTCTTTATCTTTCTTGAGGAACGCCCGGTTGGCAACTACGTCTCTATCCGTCCACCCTAAATATTTCTTCTGACAGTATGTGTTGGATATCAACTCGTTAGTGCTCATGTTAGCAAAATTCCCGCTTTTGACTTCGAATATTTGCTGCTCTCTTAATGCATGAAAACTGTTAGGTGCGTTGAATGTTATATGGAGATTATCCTCCCTTAGATTGTACTCATCCCACAATTCTTTCATTTTGAGCTGTGTTATAAACGTGTTTTTGAGACCCTCTGAGAATCGTTGGTGCAAGCGCATTACAAACTTCGCGAACTTCAATTCTTCTCTCAATATCTCTGTACCATCACTATAACTAGCCTCCGCTTCTAATCTGTTGCTAGGCACCTTGAGTGCTTTGTATAATTTCTTGACGAAATACATTAAATCGGTCAATTCTCCCAAATTCTGACCTCCCTGCAACTGTGTCACTTCAGTGCCATTGTTTCCTGCTCTTTTGGCGAACCAAAAACTATCAAGCATCGATTGTGGGTTGAATGCATTTACTTGCCCACCTTGATTGTTGTCAAATGTTTTACGATTCCAGTAATTGTGCATTAATTTCTTGAGATACGCTTCAGCTTTAGGTGGTGGCATGTTACCTACATCAACATTGAACACCAATTTTTCCGGTGCCCGGACAAGCCGGTAAACCACAATACTATCCTCTATCATGGTGAGTTGTCGATACGCTCTTCTAGCATTCTCAATAAATGGTAGTCTCATGGTCTTATCCTCATTCCAGATGCCACTGTTCACGTATGTTATCTGGTTTTTCTCAAATGGTATGTATTCATATTTTTCAACCTGTTGTGTCTTTGGATTTAATATAGGTTGTCTGAACAAATACCCCTTTATCAATGTGTTTTGCACGTTGTCATATATTGGATCTATCAGTTCAGTGGGTACTAACAATATACCTAAAATACCTTTCTCTGGATGTTCCTCATGGATGATATGTTCAAAATACACTTCTGAATCAACAAGTATGTTTCTAAAATACTCCCAACCCTTGTTCTCCAGATCGAAATATTTGGCAATCTTGTCAAACTCTTTTGTCAGTTCAGTTTTAGCCGCCTCAGTCAGATCTGTGTCTCGGAACTCAACAGTCGCGATCTTACCAGTGTCTTCATTCACGTTGATCACATCATCACATATCTCGTCAAGTGCATCTGCCACTTCTGCATATGCGGCCATTATTCGATAATCTCTCAAGCGTTTCTCTTTGTCCAGATCAACGTTTGCATACATGAACTGATGGTAGTTTTTGTCAATAGCTATAGCACCCACACCTTGGTCGTTACTCACGACCTGTTGTGATATACTATGTTTAGCGAGCGCTACATCTCGCTTGGTTCCAGTGTTATAGAAATGTTTGAATTTTGGGTTCAAATCTTGAACACCATCCATCACATACGATTGATTGTATGGTAATTTTGATGCAACATATTGCATGAAATTACGACCGAATGTTGATCCCTTGCCACTGTTCTGTTGATAACCTGCCATTGTACAATATTTATGCCAGTGACATCAGTTTATCAATAGCTCCTGATCGTTTCAGGAGTATCACCTGTAGTAACAGTGGAGTCAATTTGCAGCGGTGTTGTGAGTTCAGGTGTTAGAGATATCTCTCTTGAAATGGGTGTGTGTGACTCGCCCGTCATCATGGTGCCATCAGACATAGTGTGGAATGACCCAGCGTATATCTCACCATCAACGTAACCTACAGCATTTGAGTTGGTGTAATTTTTACGATCCACTGTAACATATGATATGTATCTAGGATTCTGTGTCTCTAGTACGAACATTTGTTTGTGTTTGTTGTTCTCGGTTACAATGGTTTGTGTGTCTATCAGCTTCACATCTTCGAACCCGGAATCAATAGTGAAATTATCTGTCTCGATATTTATCGAGTATATCAGCTTCTTAAATGTGTTGTATACTGCAGTCAATGTGGCTGTTGTTGTGGTGTTTGAGGAGTTATCAAATGTATATTTATGTGTGAATCCAAATCTCCGCGGATCATACAAATCGCTTTGATCTGGTAAATCATTTATATCAAAGCTTAGCGCCTCTAAACCGCTTGCTATTATTCGATCGTTCACCTGTATATCTCCACCATCACCCGGGTCGAATATCAATCGATTCACTCGGTGATCAGTACCATCTGTTGGTATATTTTTTGTGCTCAAATTAAAGTTTAACTCAAAACTACTCAACAATCGTCCTATTGTCCCAGAGATTGATTGTGTCACATGCACGTCTTGATCTCCTCTCGCATGCTGACCACCGGCTATTTCCACGGTATCCCACTCCCCCATTATCTGACTTCCGTCTCCAAACACCAATTCCACCGGGAGATCTGATATCAATTGATCCAGGCTACTCAAGCTATTACCCACGAGTGTATACATTTCAGGGCCTGCATCCGTGGCGGAAAGATCTACAGTCGTGCCATCATATCCATCTACCAACTGAAACACACCACGGTAACGTGAGTGTTTTGCTTGCTGTGGGGTTGGTATCCAGTATTGATTAGGTTCCAATTCAAAATCTAATGTCAACATCTCCTCCTCCCATTCATCTATTGGGGGTGTGTAAATCTTAACCGGATTAGTGTGATACATAAACACATTCTCTAGTGTCATCCCATTTGCATCTATCTCGAAATCACTTGTACATACACCATGCAGTGTGATATCATCATCATTCACTAGTTTGCAGGAGTATGTGACACTGTGTAAGTTGGTGAATTCATTGAAGCATATCAACGGACGATCAATTGATACGTATTGATACCCTATGAGATCACCTGTCAACACGAATTTACTTATATCGTTCCCAGGAGTGGGGAACGCTTGTTTGAACAGCATGGTGTTTAGATCAACATAATACAATCTAGGATATATCACACCAGTCTCATGTGTGTCAGTATGGCCAAACAACACTATATGTTTGTCAGTATCATAATATGGTCTGATCGTGGTCTCTATCACATTATCATCCTGTGTTGTCTTTGTCAGTATTATGGGGTGACCAGGGGGTAACATGCTGGCGGTTTTTGGATCGAAATTAATCTTCATGAAGAATATATGCTTCTCAGTCTCTATCATCTGCACATCACAATACATCTGCATTGATCTTATTTTGTTGTTTGCTAATTCATTCCGGAAGTTGTCATAATCACTGTTCTTGAACAGGCTGTAATCACGTATTAATGGGTCTATCAACTCAACAACACTCGCGATTCGTGCACTATTATATGATCTGAATAAACCTCGACCAATGGAAGCATGATTCTCTTGATATGATGTTAGTGGTGTGAATATATCCAATCCCTCTTCATCTGCATACTGTGTTTCGGATATTTGTAGAGTGTCTTGAAATAATGGTACGGTATTATCAACATTATACTCAAATTCCCCTCGAACGTCCGCGCAGTTGCTAGCAAAAGTCTCACCATCCAGGGTGCCTCTCAATATAATCTCCCCTTCCGGGTCGTCATTACCATAAGATGTGAACCCAACATCCGGATTGAATTCAGGGTAATGTTCATTGCAATATGTATCAAATGCCTCATTGTTATAATCCTGCGGTACTGTGTAATTCACAGTCACCACTCCACCAGACAACCTCAACTTCATATCTGATGTTATACTGGTGGTTGATCCTTTGGTTACAGTGACACGGTTTGTATTATTGTCGCTGTTCCACTGACCTACCAACTCACTTAACACAGGCCATCGACCACCAGTTATGATTATCTCGTGTCCTGACGCTACAACGTAATCCTCACCGAGGGTGGTTATTATCAGATTCTTGTCAGCCACAAGTTGTCTTAAAGTCGAAACACCATCACCAATCAATTGTATGTCAATTGGTCCTATCTCGGTAGATCTTATACCAACCGCCGGTAATGTCACCCCACCCGTTACTCTTATCACCACATCATCCCTAGGTACCATGGTCAAATCCCCGGTAGATGTATACTCATGCGTGTGTAGTAGTTGCTCCACACTGCTCAAACTGTTACCATATATTGTGTATGTGACGCCTCCTGGTTTGGTGGCGGTCAATCCTAATGTGGTTGTACTGTTATTAGAGGTGGTATATGTACCATCATATTTACTGTAACTAGCGGGTATTACATCATAATATCTAGAATACACATTACCCTCAGTGATCATATCCGTGGTCAACTCTATACTATTGCCTATCTCACCAGGTGTCAATGCCATTAAGCCTATACTAATATCTTTTGTCAACACGCTCTCAAAACCACCATGGAATTCATGAGATGTGGGTATGTACGTGGTGTCAACACCGATCACCACACCATCACCATCTAGTGTCGTTGATGTTGTCGCGATTACTGGTTGTATGTATGCTTGATTGTCAGTTATAGTGGTACCTGTGTATGTTACATTACCTGATGATCCGGGAAGTTGTTGAGCTAGCAATACAACCTCTCGATAATCGTCCGTGTATACATGTGTTGCATCTATAGACAAATCATTGTTGTCACTAGCACTAGTTATAGCATTGGTTAATGTTCGCGCCAATGGCTCTGTAGTAGAGTCACTTGTGACCCCATACTTGTATGTTGACGCGTCAATTCGTGTTACTTGATCCACTGACAATTGATGATCAGCGATGAATGTGACAGTTCTAGGTGTCTGGTTGTTGTCAGTTAATGTCAAGCTCAATCCGGAGGGTTGTATGACGTACCCACTCCCGGTAAGATCGATCTGTAAATCCTGTTCAGGTCTCACACCCCCACCGGTGAGTGTGCTCAGGTCTATTTTTTTGTCTGATGTGTTGTTATGATCGAGCACCATCTCACGTAGCGTTTGGATGCCGGTAGATTTCAAGCTCACGTTCTGATCCCGCCCGGTGTTGACGGTTTGTACTTCTATATATTTAGTTATTCCTTGCACATCCGGTATGTTACCTTTGTATGTAGCAGGTATTGAATCTGTTGTGTCCCTATCGTATATTAACAAGGATGTTTTGGCTGGTCCGGAGGTCTCATGAGTCTCGTAACCGGCGGATGTGAATTGAGCGAATGTGTTGCTGGTGACGCTGTTAGACACACGATCGCCAATGCTGGATATGTCTCCACCGGATATTATTTTCTCCAATGTTTGCGGGAGTGATATGTGCATCGCGTCCGGGCCTTCACCAGACAAACCATCAGAAAACACACCAAACACATAATTGTCCTGTATATCACACTGCAACGATCCGGGATTTTCAACACCACAAGTGTCATCTGTGAACAACCCACCATATGACTGTGTGTCGAATGTCGGATCTGGCCGGAAGCCGTGATATGTTATGGGAGTATTTGGTATCAATTCTGTACGTTGCGGATTTGGGCCGTCGTAAAATGAATTATATGGCTCCAGTGCCTTGAACAGTGTGCCATCACTTTTGCGATAATATTTCTGTCTCCGGATGTCCGGGAATGGAAGCATTCTAGGAGCTTGCTCTACTTTTGGATCTTGCCCACCGGTCCTACCCCCATCATAATATTCAAAATTTACCGTCCTGTCAGCCCATTGCTTCATTCTAGGGCGGAGCGTGTCACCACCATCTATTGTGATACATTCAGTGTTTGGTTCAATCTCATCATCATCTATAGCAGATGCGAGCGGCTCGCGGATCGGTGACACTCGCTTCATCAATGCATATTCGTTGCCAAACATATCTGAACTCCACTCCACTGGTGTCTCGTCAGTTACATTTAGATATTTCTGTCGCTCATCTACTTTAAATATATTATGTGCTTCTGATGGGAACACGTCCTCATTAGCCCATTCTTGATTTTTCTCTCCAGAGAAAAAACCTACTGGATCAATCCACCGGCTGACACCATACTTTGATGTTTGCTTTACCTCTTCGTCAGATCTATAACCGAAAAATTTAGGAGAAGTCCGTACATTCGTTATATCTCCGTGTAGACGATCATTACTACTGTCAGCTTTGAACCACGTCACGTCAACATTTTGTTCTATCGGTATATGTTTACTTCCTGCGAACACACTAGGACCATATCTAGATGGATCCGGGATCGGTCCTGTATAATCAGTGTCAGTATCCACTAACGTAGGATTGTACCCATAATATGTTAGTATTCCTATATTTTCCGGGAGGTTCAATGAACCTAGATTGTATTTTGATTTATATAATTTAACCTTGTTGTTTGTTATCGCTGGTGCTGATCGATTGAAAATATTACGCCATGGTGCTTTGGCTGTTACCATAGGTGTAACCTCACCTCCAGATAGAAACATTATGTCATTCCCCACTAAGCTTGGTATAAACTCAGCCAATTTTGTTAAATTTAAATTTTGTTGATCCTTAGTATAATTGTAAAAATTGCTATAATCTAACAGTGTTATGTCCGTTAAATCGGACTCACCATTACTAGCAGCAAGACTTATGCCTAGTTCAGATGATAACTCGAGTATCGGTACACAATCCATTAACAACTGCCTCACAGCAGCATCAACGTCTGTGAATATTTGTTGATCATATTCTATGGTGTTATCTCGTGGATCTACAGGTTCTACATCATATAGTTCTGTTATGGTGGTGACAACAGAATCAACCTTGTTGTTTGTCATTGCTCCCGGGCTCTTGAGACCTCCTTTCTGCACTCTTTGCTGTCTGGAGAGTTTTGGCACTGTCACATTTATTAATTGCTTCAATCCTTGCTTGGTACCGGTGGTGGATTTTAGGTTTTTTTGATTGCGGATCGATTGCCTCTCATCGGCATAAAATATTGACGTTTCTTTGAGTTTGCTCGCGAAAAAAGTTATCGCGGATTCAACATGCCGAGGGTTGTTGTAATCTAGATTTTGTAGAAATCGTTTTTGTTCATCTGTTGTGTAATTTACAGCTATATTTCTGAGTGCAGATTTATATTTGTTTATCACATATCTGGACTGGATCGCTTGCCGTTGTTTGGATTTCTGCTTCCAATTAAACAAATATTTACTATACTCCTTTGACATGTCTTGCCCGGGTTGTAGGTCCACATTCACGTTGTTGAGCCACTCGGTGTATGTCATCGGTATTTGAGAGTCAGTCGCCGATTCACTACTGTCACCATATAGCATGCTTGCTTTTGGTTCGAAATTCCGGGTTATGTTGAGATCTATTGACATTATTACATTTATTTAATCGTCACTATCACTTATGAACGTGTTGATCGAGTCAGTACCATCAAACAGTTGCAAGCCTTCTCGCAACGTCTTTTCAAACATGATATCCATCACACCACCATCATCCACCCAATCACCGAACGCGCTAGTGTTGTATGAAACAGTGGTCCTACCATATGGAGTTTGTTTGAATTGTGTGGAATCCGCTCCGGCCGACCAATCAATTGCGTTGTTTATATATATTTGTTCTTTATTACCGTCTGATATATATTCATTTACTGTGTAGTATTGCCACACATTTCCATCTACAGGAAAACTGAGACCCCATCCGTATCTGCTCATGTTATCATATGATCCAGAGTTGATATCCAGTTCATATGATGTAATACCATCAAATTGTGTTGAATAGTGTGGTATGCCTGTTACTTCAGTTATTGAAATTTTTCCGCTTATCTTGGGATCATTCGCGCTTTGATAGTATAAATGCTCTGGTATTGGTCCATGTATCGGATGATCGTCTGTTTTTATTATTATCTTACCGGATTCGATCGATTGATTGGATACAAAATTTTCAACAGGTTGTGCAGATGCTCCGGGGCTCGTGGTGATTATCACCGGGTGACCGGGAGAGTTTATTGTGAATGTATACACTCTGTTTCGGAACAGATGTATTGTTGGATTTGGATTGATGGGTGTACCTATCAATGATATTATCTCGGATCCATCATCTATAGTGAACATAGGGTGAGCGTATCTCATGGATGACATGTATTCAGGTGTGGTTGAGATTCGCATGTTCGGGTCGCTCACTATAAAATTATCTCCGGAAAATTCAATACCATAATCCCTACCATCCTCAAAACTAACAACCATGGGGGTCACTAAATTATACGCACCAGTATGCTCCTCCCGGAAAACTAGCTTCTGATCTACGCTAATTTTTAATTTATTTAGTAGCTTTACTATAACTGGTAGTGTGTTGTAATGTGCTAGTTGTTCCTCTGGTGACAACCCGCCATACACCTGTTTGATTCGATCTAAGTGTTGTGACCTTACCAGTCCATCCGGCCAGTGTCTCCAGTATTCTCCATGGTCCGTTCCAGGTTGAACACCCGCGGGTACACTCTGAATACTCTCGTAATACTCACCATCATTTAATACATAATCATTAGCACCGTATGTGTGGCTATCAATTGTGATTGTGATAGCATTATCCCTGGACGTTGGTATGTATCCACCGCCTCTCAACACTATCACCTCTCCGGAAGCGACCTGCTTTTGAAACAGCTGCTCCACTGTTAATGTACCACCTGGTGCTTGTACCGCTTTGATACTCTCACTCAAATTCCGGGTTGATATTATATGATAATTTTCATTCACATGCTCGCCAGTCATCCACTCCTTGATCAGTAACAGCTCTGCCCCTAAATTGGTACCAATTGTTTGTTGTTCCATATTACCCATCTTTTCAAAATCATGCTGGAAATTGGTTCTTGTGCCTCTGAGCTTAGTGAAATTGATGGATAACATATCCATCAATCTCCGGATTTCTGCAGGTTGGGAAGGTTGTTGTTGCATTAACCTATAATTCACCATTGATGCTAAACCGTGCAATGAGTCTATGGTACATGTGTCAATATCACTGTGATTTTGGATGTAATTGGCAATTCTCTCGTAAACTCTCTTGCCGATACTACTCACATCACTTGTATCTGTACCGAATATCGAATTCATCATCTCTGTATATAATTTTGTACTCTCCATCAGGTTACTCTGCTTCATGTACGATCTCAATGTCCCGGCGAAGTCTTTATTTTCATTAACCTTGACTATCTCATGTGTTCCATGGCGTGGTAACAACTCAAACTCATCACTCGCTCCAGTGACACTGATAAAACCGGTTGTCTCGTCAGTCTCGACAACTCTAGTATCAAATTTGTTTATCCAGTTGTATCCGGTCCAGTCTCCATTCGCACAGATTATCGATTCAAAACCGGTAGCTGATACAGGATTAGCACCATGAGCAGTGCGAAGCTTTACTTGCGGTTCAACAACTGTATCGTAATATCTATTATACGCGGAAAGCCTCTCAGCAGTGGTCCCAGTAAAGTTTGTGTTGTTGAAAAATACGAGCATTTGCTCTTCAGTCATGTAACTGGAGGGTGTTGAGTACAACATGAATGTGTCTTCATCGGCGAAATTATCACTGCTTATGGATGGTACCCAGTCAAACTCTTCGTACGGTATATCAGTACTTTCAATATTCACAAACGCACTCAAGACGAAAGTATCTGAATTCATGGCGTATATTCTCTTATCAGCATTATTCACCACAAGTACATTGTTGGCGGTATCCATACCCAGTCCCTCTATAGCAGATCTTCGATTGGCATTATCCCGACGATCATACAACTCTGCAGACAACGGGTGATACCTAGGATCATCATACGCTGACCCAACTGCAAGTGTGGTGTCAACATAGTCTTGTCTCACGTTGTATCTACTCACAAACCGACTGCCCCATGAGAACCAAATATTGTTATTATTGTCTGGAACTACATATGTAGGGTTGTTTATCATATCGAAGCTATCATCCGGTCTAGTATCGGCTATCACAATTTTTACAGTGTCCAACACACATTTTATCTGTGGGTAATTTTTATCTATCAACAACATTCGCTTTGGTGTATCTTTTGTGATGGTGATGCTCAATACATCTGTGTCTCTACCAGATAAACCGTCTGTATCCAGGATGATATCACCAGCGTTAGAAAACTGTCTCACATCAGTACCATTAGATATATTGATCTGGCTTCTAGTAGCCTCTCTTAGTTCTAATTGATGTTGTCCTCCATTCCAATATTTGTTTTTAAATACATATGTGTTTCCTTCGTATAATGTGAGCGGGGGGTTGTGCATGAAGCTAAAGTCGTCTTCTAATACAAGTGCAGTCTCTACATATTTTTGCTGCTTGTAATCGAACTCTTGATCATATATAAAACTATACTCTATAGTTTCGGAAACCGGTGGAGCCGGCAAGTTCATATCCTGATAAGTTGTGCCTCTCAATGAATCTACAACCAATCTCACGTTCAGTTGCTCATCAAACGACATAACAGTTCCGGATAATGGCTGATCAATGATATTACCGGAATGATCAAGCCCGGTTGATTCTGTAACTGCCCATACATGATCATGCACATCTATACACATAGATCCTGTAAAATATCGATCCTCTCCAAGGAATTCGAATTTACATAAACGCTCCCCGTTTGAGTTGTACCTTGCTATAAAGCTACATAATGGATTTGTGTACGTGACAACAATATCATCATTCCGGCAAGTCTCAACAACTCCAGGATTTAATATATTTTCACCATACTCCCCTGGCCGGCCAGTCACTTCATTTATTGAGTATGTTGAGTCATATTGCCAGTGCCCGGACGGATTGGTGGTTCTAGAGTTTGCTAGGAAATTATGTTCTGCTGGTACAGCCGCGGCGATGATGCTGTTTGTATTACCGTCAATCTTCACTGTTGAAATTGTGTCGTATAAAGTCACCCAATAATCATTGTTACTATCTAGACTGATACTGCTTGGTGTGTAACCATATGCATCAGGATCACCCGGGTAGTGTTTCTGTTGTTCTTCCGGTGGGAACAGATCATGTATATTGATTTCCGCACGGACATCCATGTTGCGTATGTATCTTATTATTTTGTCAGTATCCCCATCCACTGCATTAGCATTACCATCCACATCCACTGCCAGCCCATACATTCCACTGTTACCAGGTGTTCTTGTAATGATTGGTGGTGTGTATTTTTGTGTGGATCCACTTTCACCATAGCTATACTCACGATAATATACTGGCTTGATTTGTTGTATCGTGTCATTTGATGGGTTTGTTATATAGTAGTATAACACTTCTGTATTGAAATATAGTGGAGGGTCTACTAGTGTGTTCACGACCAGTTTGTATTTGTTATCCTTGTACACATCCCAATCTGCATCCAGATTCACAAATGACAGATATGACCCAGGTGTTTGAAATGATTCTGTAACATCAACAATATCCATGTTGATTGCATCTGTTGTTTTAAATTTTGAGGATGGTGAGATGTAACCGTAGTAACTAGCGCCCTTTTTAGTTTGCCATCTTCGTGCATGACCACCGGATTCGGGATCAGATTCATTATATATAAGATCTTTTGCCATTCCATTTGTAAGCGCGGCCTGTTGCTCTTCCACCAACTCACTAAACAGTATATTGACCGTTTTGACAGGTGTCTGCAATGGGGGGTAGTCTGCGACCCGGTTTAATTCGGTCAACAATATCACAACATATGAGTTGGATATATTCTCAGGATATATTGTACCCACATCCCATGTTTTAAAGTCTTCTGTCGATTGAAATGGCTGTGTTATCCTTGTAAATGTTGTGTCAGATCCACTCAAATACATGTTTACGAACCCTTGTGATGTCACTATATCTGTGTATGTGTTTTCCGCGGAGAAGGACTGTGAGGTCGCGCTCCATCGAGAGCTTAACGGTACCAGGTCATCAGTGGTTAACAGGTATCCTTCATCACCCTCCATTCTCACTGTGACCGCAAATGGAGAGTTTGCAAATTTCGAACCGGTGATTCCCATCTCGCTTATGCCATTGCTTGAAACATTCAATCTGGTTGGTAGATTAAATTTGACGCGTATTGGCATGCCCACTTTTTGTGTCTCATACATCTGAAAATAATTGCTTTTCAAAGATTCGTATTTTGACATGTCCTTGTCATTTGAAACTACTGAAAATTTACTGGTATCAAAAGACGCAAAGGCGATTAAGTCCTTATCCTCCACAATCTCTGCCATTTGATTTTCAGTTGGCCTGGCGTTTGAATTTGCAAACGCGGCTGTGGCACTTCCGGTGCTTCCGGTGGCTTTGGCACTGGTGAGACGGTTGGCCATGTCATCAAGGTAGTGTACTACTTTGGTGCCACTAGTACCGGCGAAAAATGCAGTTGAATCTAATGCGGATGCCCGGGTGAGATTGTTGTTCTCTACTTTGACATATATATAGTCATTGTTGTCTGTCTGTACCCTCTCTACCGGCTCAGTACTCTGTGGTGTCTCGACAAAACGCCACCCAGGCACAAGATGTGTGTCAGCATTTGACCAATATTGCTCCGGTGTTACTGGACGGGAACGACTTCCCTGTGCATATAAATTTAAATAGTAGCCCCCATCACCTGATACAGACGACCAGCTCTGCCAGCTATTAGTTCTATATAATGTCAGTGGTTCTGATGGCCGGCCTGCTAAACACACTTCAGGTTTTCCACCTATCTCATCAGCTATAGCCTCAGTATACCACATGAGACTATCAGGAACGTAATTTAACACCTTGATTGTCTGACTTAATTTGTTTTTGTATGTTTGTCCGTTCTGATCGGTGAATATATTTGATATTTTGTACTCTCCAGGGAATTGATATTGTTTGGTGACGGTTACACCCACTTGTGTTGTACCGTCCCCGAGATCCCATATTAAATTGTTGAGGCTTGGTCCTATATTTGTATTGTCAAGTGAGCTCAACACAGCTGTGAAAGTGAATGGTGTTGGCTCTAGTGTATAGCCGGTTAGTGTTCGAGTACACATATCAGCATCACCCAATCCGTTTTCTGACCGGAATGGTGATACCAGTTCGGTTAAACTAGTATATTTTATGTGTTCAAATGTGGCCATGTCATGCTACTACTTTAATTTTCTTGTATAAGTCGTAAGAGTCATGAAAATATGGATACTTATAGTATGGTAATTTTATGTTTTGTGTTGTTATTGTTATGTCCTGTGGGTACACAGGATTCCAGATACACATGCTAAGACCAGGTGTTCTCTGTCCAGTGTCGTTCCGGACCGTGGTCATTTCATCTACTCCGGAGATGTCTAACAGTTTTGTACTCAGATTTGTTGTGTTTATATCTTGGCCTAAACCTACATTTTCATTTTGAAAATAATCAATTATCGTCTTGGACACTTCCTCTACAATTGCATCATCGTCTCGGATTATACCAACTGATCTTTTGATTTCAAGTACTGTATTATCAATATAATCTACAGATTCAACCTCTCCGGAGCTTCTAGTGGATAAATTGACTGCTACATACACTGGATCCATCAACACTGGTTGATGTGATACCATCTTGACTCTATCCATAGTGTTGAGTATTATGTTCTTTTGCGAGTTACCAATGAAGCTTGCCATTGGCTCTATTGATGTGTTTTGCGCGATGTGTGGAACACAATATATATAGATATTATTGAATGTGTTGGTTGATGCTATGTCCAGGTGATTGTACATCACTCTACTCTCGACATTCGGATTGTTTATGCCTATATCTTCAACCATATACCGAAAGTGACCATCGAGGTATCTGTCATTATCAACCACCACACTCGAGGTGACTATCCTCCCATAATTCTTACTAACAAACGTGTTGTAATCACTCAGTGTCACCAGTCGATCCCGACTAGTGAAATACACGGGAGCTTTTTCTTTGATCTCCTGTGTTGACTCACGTTGTTGTGGTGGTGTGGAGCTACTATCATTTGTCATGTACAACGTTTCTAGATTGTCATGTGTTATATATTTTATGTTTTGTGGTCTTACATGCTCTTTGATCTTACTGAACGTATTGGTACCATACATGTTCAATCGATTTTCATCTAAAAAATTTGGACCAACAACACCCTTTTCACCATCAGATTGTATATAGTATAATTGTACAGTGTCCCCACGATTTAATCTTCTACCGGTTACCCCGTTTCCAAATTTAATTTCATACGAGAGGTCTTCATTTAAACGCTTCTCGAATACCGGATCGTTTGGACCGTGGAGAAAGAGTGAATTTGTCTCCTCATATTGTATGTATTGCTGTGTGTCTACATCCTTAACATATACGTCTACGTGGAAGTGATCGATATTTGTGCCCGGAGTGGATACTAATGTTATAGTCTCAAATGTACTACCAACTGATTCAATTGGATCTGATTCCACCCACTTACCTTGATATAGTAAATATGTTGACCCTATGAGGGCCAGTGGTTCGTCAAGTTGTGTGTTTTTTGTAAATGTTATATCCCTGTCAGTGGTGTAGGTTATACCATTGTTGTTGATGAACGAATATCTTGGTATTGTATAATTACCAGGTATTAAATCTTCTGTCGCGAAGGTTTGGAACGTCAATGTGCTAGTTTGGTATCCTAATGGCTTGTAATTTAACAGTTTCACTATTCTGTTTACATTTTCATATATAGTGGACTGTGTGAAGACACTCTCACTAGATGTCCGGTTCAGATAAAATAACAATACATGATAACTGTAAGCTATAACATCTATAAATGATGATAAATTACTCCCTTCGTATATTTGATCTGTGAATGTTGAGTTTTCATTTAGTCTCTCAATTATCAATGATTTTAAACTCTCTGCATCAAATGTAGTGTATGCAGTTTGTGGTAAGTTGTATTCTGTTATATCGTTTTCGCTCATATCATGTGTCTGTCAAAAAATCAAACCCGGGAGCGTTGAGAACCGCGGGTAACTCTCTAGATATATTTAATTGTGGGATGGTGATAGCCAACTTGATTTGATACTGATTGTTGTCAGCATCTGCAACTACCGACACATTTTTCAAGTTCACTCTAGGCTCCCATTTGCTTAGACCATTAAATATTGCCTCTCCAATCTCCTGAGCTCGGAACTCTGATACTGGTTCAAACAACCATTGTGATAAATTCAAACCAAATGTCGGGTTGAGTATCTTCTCACCAGGGGAGGTGTTGAATATATTCTTTATACTATTCATTATAGCACTCTCATCAACTGAATGTCGAATGTCTGTTTTTGTCACTTTACCATACAATGTCTTACTAATAGGAGTCTCGTCTTCAGTTACATCAAAATACACATCTTTATAAGACACTTCATTTCCAGCGGACTTGGACTTCACTTTATTTATTTGTGTTATGCTTATAGACATACATATTTATTTATACCAGGAACATGAATACGCCTGGAAATTTCAGTGGTTGCAATAAATAATTAAAATGATTAGCAAATTCGACACAATTTTTGAAAGTAATTTTTCACGATTTCAAGGTGGTGGTTTTCTCACTGGAGATGTTATACGGCTTAAAGATGGTTGGCAATCTGATGATTGGACTAAAGCCGCACCGGAGCAGATGGTGGCTAAACTCAAAGAGTTGGACGGTTCTGATCTGTTGTTACGTGTGAGTAGTGTGAAGACTGTTCGACCGGCTGTCAATTCTAGTGTTGATCAAGCAGCGGGAGTTGAGGATTTTTATATAGACATAACACAAGAGACCGCACCAGGTCGATACACAGGTGATTTTGTCACACTACCTCAACAGTTGATAATGTTTGATGGTGAGCAGGATAAGCTACCTAGAATTCCTGATTCGCTTAGACGAGAAGAGGATGTGGATATAAAACCTCGTGAGTTGACAGATGAAGATGTATCAACCGGTGAAGATGCCGACCCGGCCATGACTAACGCTGAGAAGCAAACTGGTAGTGATGACAAGGTCAATAAGCGAATGACTGATAAGGATATTAAGCAACAAGGTGCCACCGCCGCAGATTCATATACTGCTCAATACATCTCTTAATCACTCAAAGTCAACAGACAGGTGTAGCAGTTGATTTCCGGATCTGCGACAAAAGCTGCACGATATATATACTCTGATACCTTGATCATCTGCTCAGCTTTCAGATCATCCTCAATCTCATTACAATCATGTATGTAGTTAAACATTGATCTTAACAGCTCTGTATAATCACCGTTAAACACATGCTCGTTTTCGATCACCTTTTTCCTAGCCTTGATCGCAAGCCCACTGGAGATAATCTTATACAAACTCTCTACGAACACATCCTTAACTTTAATCAGATTATCAAATATTATGGTACCATCAATTACGTTCTTTTGTATCTCATTTATACATTTACGCAAGTCTGGATATGTGGTCTTTATGAATGGGAGCAATCGAGACCTTTCATCTTCACTGATATCAACACCCTCACATTCCAATATATAGTTCACCCGATCGTAACACATTTCTAATGGTGGTGTGAGATCGAAGGATTGACATCGACTTTGTAGTGGTGGTATTATGCGGTGATTATAATTTGCTGTTAATATGAATCTAGTGAGCTGTGAGTGTTCCTCCATTGTGTTTCTCAGAGCACGTTGGGCATCCAGGCTTAAGCCATCAGTTTCATCAAGTATTATACACTTCACATTACCATCAAAACTTTTTGTTCGAGCAAAATTCGTAACTTTGGTCCGGATTGTGTCAATGCCATTCTCATCACTGGCGTTTATGTACAAATATTGACAATTCAACACAGATTTACATAATATCTTGGCTAGACTGGTTTTCCCAATTCCGGCGCAGCCAGTGAACAGCAAGTTAGGTATCTCTTTGTCTTTTTGAAACTTTTCAAAGATACACCGGTTTGGTGCACTCAACACGATCGTGTCTAGCGTGTGTGGTCGATATTTTTCAACCCACAGGTTGTTGAAGTTCATTATACTTTAAACTGAAATGGTGGGCGTGTTATGTCAGATGAGCCGAACCCCTTGTCTCCACGCTCCGTTACAGACACATCATCTGTGAATGTGAATGTCGATTGATTCAGCTGATATACTACTAATTGTGCTATCCGGTCTCCTGCATTCACCTGATAATCATCAGTTGAACTGAAATTATACAATTTCACACCTAAATCCCCACGATATCCGTTGTCAATTACACCTAAATGTGGTTGTATGTTGTGCTTGAACCCTAATCCACTTCTAGGTTCTATCCTTAGCCAATAACCTGGGGTGATATCCGCTAGAGTCAATCCCACTGGTACAATCGAGCTACCAGATGCGGGTATTATCACATTTTCAACAGATACGAGATCGTAACCGGAATCACCTACACCTACCTCTTTGTTATTGGCTTGTGGGAGACAAGCAGCCGGGTGGGTTTTCTTGACTTTTATTTGTAAATTACCCATTTAACAACGTCTCACCGTCCTTCAACGGGCGGACTTTGGCTTCCACCGGCATTGAGTTATTTTGTAACCAACCCAACAGTTCATTCAACTTACTGGAGTGTATAACATATTCTCCATGTCCTTGTACTTTAATCGTTACCATACCTTATTATAACATGCCATTATATATTTTTCAACTATAATGTATAAATATATGTATGGTAGATGTCCCAGATCCGGATAATAATTCAAACGGTGTTAAAAGTTTGATTGAACAATTAAATCAAGGAGTGGAGTTGAGCAAACAGATTGACACACCAGAGTTCGAACTGGCTAAAGAGGACTTAGAGCAATTTGTGTTAAACAACACAGGTAGACTCATAAAAGATAGCATGGAGACAATTGATAGTATAAAGCAATATATAATAAGTGCCCCGGAACCAGAGGATGTTCACTCTCTAGCAGAATTATACAAGGCTAGCACGAGTGCTATCGATACACTCAATAAAATATTACTACAACAAAACAAAAGTGACACTCAAATAGCAGTGAAGACCATGGATATTCAAGCGAAAAAAGCTTTATTAGAGGATAAGGAAAACCGCAACAGTTTCACAAGGGAAGAGGTGATGATTCAGTTGATGAACTCTGGAAAGTTGATAGATGCAGAAGTGGCTGATACAGATGACACTGTCAAATAGATGTTAACTTTTTCCGGTTTGTCTGTTGTGTGTTGTATGTCGTGTATTTACCGTATCTAGAGGTGGGTACTGTCTCGGTATCATCACGCACATAAGATTTTATCTTATTTTTCAACAAATCAACTGCAACAGTAAAATTTTCCACCTTGCATAAGATTTGCTTGGGCTTACCGGCGGTCATCAGGTTATCTCTATTGCTGATCAGATCCAACACCTCATACAATCCTTTGAGATGTTGTTGTAGTACTAGTTGAATATGTTCTATGGAGCTGAACATACGTGTGGTATGTTGAAAATCACTCACAAAATTATTTCCATGGCTTTGAGTTGAAAAAGCTGGCATTGGACCGGTGATAACTTGATCTTGACTAGCATCTTCCATCATTTGACACACATTCTCCCGGAACACACTATTTGTATTTTTAGATAACTGTGTACCGAACGCGATTGATTCATCTCTCATACTATATCTAGCCACACTCGGAACGGTTGACGGTATCGAGTAACTGTTACCATATGCTGCCACTGCAGTGTCCCATACTGGCAGGGTGGATGTGTTCCATACATCTGTTAAATTCTTTAACTGTCCTACAGATTCACTGAAATTGACAAAATACTCATTATCATCACCTAACAATTGCTTCAACTCAGTTTTGACCACCTCATGTGATGTTCGGAACTTCTCGATCCACCACATTTTATGCCACACCCCCATCTCACTAATACCATATGCTGATTCAAACTCCAATGGAGATTTCTGTACTTCTAGTGGTTTTGATACATCTACCTTACGTGTCTCTGTTACACTCTCTGTCTTCCATTCACCAGTCGCTTGTGAGTCATTGTCATCAAAACCTCCGGTGGTTTCCCATGTTCGTATTCTTCGGTTGGCGGTAACATCAACTTTATCCCCACTCACTGTCACTTTATCATATTTGTTACCGCTAGGAGTTTTAATATGTAGTGTTGATGGTAATTGATCCCGGTAATTTTTATTTTCCATTTCATCTGTGGTGGTATATTGCTTAACCACCCCATCAGTATTATCTTTCAGTTGTAATGACTTATTGTTTAAATCTTTGAACATGTTTATCTTACTTGTCACGGGATCGCTATGTGCATTTGTGTGCCAATACATACTATTTGTAGCGCATTCATTTGTAAATGTGATTAATATATCAACATAATCAGTCATGTGTAATTGAAAATCAGATGATGTTATTATGTTAGAATCTACGTAAAATGGATCTATTTTTTGTGTTGCCATGTTGTTATTTGTTTAGCTGTTCGGTGTTTTTATAAAATATATCTGTAGTATTGAAGTTATTGGACCGGAAGAGAAACGGTTTGACACCAATTATCGAGTTTGTGTAACCAGTCGCGGTTATTGTGTGTGTTACTCTGGTCGTGAAATATTGTCCTAACAACTTGTTGTCATATTTATTATCAACATACATGTTGTCTCGGTCCAAAGCGAACCACACGCCAGATCTACGGGAACTTGCACCAGTGGAGGTAAATTGTATGCTGTTGCCAAGTAGGAATGCTGCTAGTAATTTTTTATTACGACCTTGAGCTAGGTTTAGCTGTGAGTTCGGTGTCCAACTAGATTTCACAGATATATTGAAATTCTCTTCCCTGGATTTGTCGGATATCCATGCAGTGACTCCATGACCACTCTCACCACCGTACGTCTTGTTCACGAACATACTTTGGAATTCCTGTTGTACATTTTGTATGTTACCATCAGTTATGTTTATGTTGAATGTCTTGGATCTCTCAGAGTATGAATGCACCACCACACTGTTTAGTATCTCCTGACAGTCAACACCATTCATTTCTGAAAAAACATAATCATCAACAATTGATATGTCTGGATAGTGGTAATTTATCATGGCATTTGACTTGTCCCGACCAAATGTTTTCCGGGGTGGTGGTATGATAGTATCGGTGGATTCCGATTCAGATTCAGCTGCTAACAAGAAGAATTCTGATTGATATGGACCTGGACCTTTGTTGGAGTTAGATCGCTCAAAGTATTCTTGTATTGGTAGCAACTCCCACCTATCGGTGTATCGTTGCAATTTTAACACACATGGTTGAAATTGACTATTACTGGAGCTAACATGCCGGTTCAACACATAGTTTATATCATCGATAGCTTTATACTCTGCTGGTGATGTATATAGCATTTCATTCTCTCCAAATTCCCATTGTCGTGAAAATAGATTGGATACATCAGTTTTGAGCAATGCACTTGATAATAAATCTTGTATTATTTCTCCAGTGTTTTTAGAACGGTTCGTGTCACCAGTTTGGGTCACACTTTGGTTATATTGTAACTGGTCTCCGAGTTGGTCTACGTTTTTCGCGGTGCTGTAATATGTATTTTTTTCTCTTAATATCTGTGCACGGTAATCATGAAAATATATCTTTTGCTTCTTGTCTTTAGAGCCGGAATCGGATATCACATCTTCTACTGCATATATTGAGAATAAAAATTTCATTGTATGTACAACACTATTAACGTCACTAGTGGGTGCATCACTCTCTGTAGTGTCTATATGTGGTTCCATACGTATATACAGAAAATCTCTCGCGTCACCTCTTATGGTGTATGGTGATATGTCAACTTTCCCACCCTGTATGGTATCATTAACGTGTTGACTTGTAACGCGTTCCATTATGTCATGTGGATTGGTGAATGTCATGTTACCGGTGTGGAACCAGTCGAGTATATCATCAACTATAACGAGTTCATCAATAGCACCCTTACGTATCTTGACCCCCTCACCATCCGGATTGAGCAAGTACGCACCAAACTTGAACCGCCGGTGGTCAAATTGTTCAATACAATTCGGATTGTCCTCATCCAACCTCAAAACCTTGATTACATTCTCAAAAAACTTGATCGTGGGTGTCATTAGATTTTTTGCTTGATCTCATCAATTATTATCCGTATAACTTCCGGTTTTGGTATCATTAATTTAGTACCTCCATTGATCTCACTAAATGTATCGTCAATTTGATTCATTGCTGCGATAATCCACCATAAATCAATTCGTTTATAGTTTGTGTATGAGATGTTGGTCCATGTTTCACCCTGTTTGGTGTAATATGTGAAATATGCACCTGGTGTCACACGTTCAGGGAAATTCACAGTGTTGAGTATGTTATAATAGAAATGTTTGGCGCCATGTTGCTTATATACATCAAATACACGCTCGAGTTTAAATTCATCTTGCGCGTTGAGATTTAACAATGTTTGCACCTCAAATTTATTATATGATGTCGGTTCTTGTGTCATGTTGATCCAGTTCGTATCTTATCATTCATAGATTCTTTTAACATCTGATATTTAGAGTTTTGAGTCTCACTAAACAACTCTGTAACAGTGATTGACACTTGATATGCGTCCGGGATGACGGTCAAGATCTTTTTCTTATCTAATAACCAGTTAGTTTCACTTGGTGATCCAACTCTAGATGATGATGAGTCTAAAAACATTATGGGAATCTCCATCTCTCTACGCGCTCCTAAAAAATCTACTCGCATGTCTGTTATACTGGAGTACTTACTGTACCACACACCAGGTATATATGACTCGTATATACATGGCGGATCGATAAGATCCCTATTCACACGATTGGGTGTGTTTTGATATGCTAATAGAAAAAGATACTGCCAGTTTTTAATTATCTCAACATAGCTTTTTGTGTTTAACAGTGGGAATGTCACAGTGTATGACTTTTCCCGTCCGGTGAAACTGAATGCTTTGGGTTTTTCTATCAATCTACCAGGTGATAACAATCGATTGGTGTTTAATCCTTGTATGAGCTCATTTCCTCCTTCTGCTAGTTTGGCCATTGCCGTTGTCCATGCTCCTTGACCAGTCATCGCGGATTCTCCGAACGTACCGGTGGTGGAAGAGTATGTATCTTCCATATATGGTAGTGAGTATTTAAATCCAGTGGGCATAACTGTGTATAGTAGTTGATACGGGTTCATAGGATCAGCAAAAGTTGATTCCTGTTGAGCTTGGGTGCTCTCTATAGTCGAGTTTAACAGTGTTGATATCTCTTTGGCTTTCTTATCAAAACTGAAACCATCACCAGATATTTCATCCATCACACCCTTCAACTTCTCAACTCCGTCAGCCCCACTACCTACAGCAGCTTGAACATTGTTAGCAATTTGATTCAACATGGGGTTAGATAATATTTGTAACTCCTTTAAGTTCAAGACCGGTACTTCGCGGCGAGATGATATCGGGGATTCTGTCCAGTGATGTTCATCTCTAACGTTTATATGTGTGCTAGGTCCGTTTTGAGTGCTAGCGAATATGTCTTCCGGAGAGCTTCCGGCGGATGTTATAGGGGATAGTCTAGGAGCAGGTCCATATCCGGATTGGCGCTTCAAATCACTAGCAGCTCCAGTATATCCACCAAATACTGATCGTTTAGGTGGTAGCATTTTCCAATAAAACCGGACATTTGGTGGTATTACACCTTTCCAGTTCTCGTCTAGATTAAAATTGTTTGATATGTCGAATTTTATCATTATGTTCTGGTCAGAATGTTGTTTATGTAATATGGTTTGTTATCTGAAGTGATTAAGGAGTAGACATCGACGATCTCATCACTACCCATGGTGTATGTTCTTGTCACTACATGTTCTTGTGCATTCACATCACATAATATATCCCCTCGATTGATTTGATCGCTATGTATGTATCGGTCTTTCTTTTTTTCATACACCAGCTGCTTGCCTGTGCAGATAAACACTTCCATATCTTGTATTTGTAAACAAGTGAACTTTTTAGCACTAGATTTCCTGGTGCTAGCGACTAATGACCATGTGTTGTTCACCCGATTTTTTGACATTATCATCAAATCATCACATATATTGAATCCGGCGATATATTCACCTATAGTTATTTCTGAAGTTATACCACTTTTCATAACACTGACTATACATCCACTCTGTACCATATATATTATTTATCTATAGTGACAGTCTTCCAATGGCTTTGTTGCGATGTGAGATTATATCAGAATCTCTTGTCACATTTGTTACGTTTGTACTGTTTCCCCCGTTGTTAACAACGGTATTACCCTGTTTGTCCACCAATCCATGTTCCTTTAGTGTGACAAGTGTTTTTTGTTGTGTGTCAGCTGTCTCAGACATTATCTCAACCATTTTGTCCAATTTCTTACCCATCGCATCATTTACTTTTGATTGATTATCTATCGTTTGATTGTTCGTTGTGGACTCAATTGATTGCTTATACACCTTACGTGGATCTTCTAATCCATTCATTATGTTTATATCGAAACTCTTCCATTGATCTACAGACGACGTCGTGTCTTGAGGTTTCAACACAGTAGGTGTATTGTCTTGGAGTTTCACCGGGGGAGGTGATTTGACCTTAGGTATTCGCTGTATACTGTCTAATAGTAGCTTATTTTCCTCCAAGGTCCTCCACCGCCTAGGGGCTATAGGTGTTGCTGACACTTTATTAATCTCAACTGTGGTTTTTTCTTCTACCTGTACAGGCTGTGCTGTTGTCTTGTTGATGTCATCACGTGACATTGGAGCCACTCTATTGACTTGTGTTGTTGTCTTGTTGATGTTGTCACGCTCATACTTGTCCACGAGCTCCATCAACTCTTTACCTTGCTTTTCATACTCACTGTCTTGTATAATCTTAACCTTCTCGTAGTGTGCCGCTAGTGCTTTGTATATTTTCTTGCTTGTGGCTGTATTAGAATCTGACAGTTTATCTAGAGCTAATCTGATGAGGTGCGAAGATTCTATTGACATGGGATCGTTTCCGAACTTTTTCTTTATCACCTCATTTATCCGAGCATCCACTAGAGCGGTACGACCTTTATCCCCATCTAGTTCCGCCCATTTTAATCTCGAGGCGATGTACTCAGCGTCCTTGTTACCAAATATCTCTCCAGACACATCAGATCTTACCTTGCTCATCTCTTCCCGGACTGCGGCCTTATTTCTACGAGATTTCGCCTGATCACTTGTCTCAAGCTTCATACTATCTGGTAATATCGTGTTGAATTTATCTCTCATGTAGTCTAACGCCACGTCCATATCCAACATCTTGTCGAGAAATGTGAACACCGGATCCATCTTCCCGGCTATCCATTTTGATGGGTCACTCACCCAATCCGGCAGGTGTCCTTTTATGTCCATGTTACTCCACATGTCATCTAACCACTTCCATGCAGATGTAATCTTACCGGAGATATACTCACCAACATTAGTCACACCTGTGGACATCTTGTCCCAACCGGTTTTAATTGATAGTTCTAAATCTGGAAACATGTCACTAACCCAGGACCACACTCCAGATATCTTGTCCCACAACCAGTCACCAACATTATTCACACCAGTGGCTACTTGATCCCAATGAAGCTTTATTGTTGTTTTCGGATCTGACCACATAGCGGTAACCCAGGACCACACTCCAGATATCTTGTCCCACAACCAGTCACCAACATTAGTCACACCAGCAGAGACTGTATTCCAACCAGTTTTAATTGCTAGTTTCATGCCATCAAACGTGTCCTTCATCCATCTCCACACACCATCCACACCGGTCCACAACCAGTCACCAACATTAGTCACACCAGCAGAGACTGCATTCCAACCGGATTTGATCGACGTTAACATGCCATCAAACGTGTCCTTCATCCACTTCCACACACCACCCACACCGGTCCACAACCAGTCACCAACATTAGTCACACCGGTGGCAATTTGATTCCAACCGGATTTGATCGACGTTAACATGCCATCAAACGTGTCCTTCATCCACTTCCACACACCACCCACACCGGTCCACAACCAGTCACCAATATTAGTCACACCGGTGGCAATT